ACCTTCCTTCCATTCATTGTCTAATGGACATTTCATTTGCAACTGTTGTTCTGTATCCTTCATTGCATCTTTGGTAATACTACCAAATTTCTGTACGTCTTTCTTAGAAACTTCATATTGATATTCATCATGTATTGAAGCAACTAATTTAGCATCTACTCCAGATGCCTGTATTCTTTTGTTCATATTAATTAACCATAGTTTACATACGACTGCACCTGCTCCTTGTAGTAAAGTATTTAATGCAGCATGTGGAGAACGCACATGTAATAATCTACCATCAATACCTCTTATTTTACCTCTTGATGCTGAGTTTGTTACACTATCTCTAACTCTTTTTAAAGAAGGCATATTAGATAAAAATCTATTCATTAGTTCTTGTCCTTCTTTAGAACCTTTACCTACTATCTTACCTATTTTATTAGCACCTGCACCATACATAAAAGCATAAATAAATGTTTTAGCTTGGTCTCTATCTGTTAATCCTGCCATATTCATATTAGCAGTATGTATATCTCCATTTAAAACTTCCTCAGTAAAATTAGCATCATTCATTAAATGTGCTAAACAACGTAATTCTAATCCACTAGCATCTGTACCTACAATGGAGTGAGTGTAGGGATTCTCAACTGTCCAACAATCTCTACACTCTTTTCCATAAGGAGAACGAACAGCAGGAATCTGAGCCATGTTAGGACTGTGATGTGCCATACGACCAGTTATGGTTTTTAAGGTATGTACTCGACCATGTACTCTACCATCTTTATCATCACAAGCATTTATCCATGACTTGATTTGTGCTATTCTTTTCTGAAGTAACAAGTACCTAGAAATCTTTTTAGCTTCTGGTAAGTTAATACCATCTAAAACTTCTTCATTAACAATTACATTACCTTTATCTGTATGTTTCTTTGGTTTCCAACCTATCTCTATAAGTCTATCAGCTATCTGTTGTCGTGAACCTATATTAAAAGGTATGTATTTTGTTTTTGTTTTTAAATCTTTTCTTGTAGGGTCAAAACGTATGCGACCCCACTTCTCTAACTCATTAGCTTCATCTAATAAAGTATTGTGTAAACACATAGCTTTCTTTACATCAAGATAGAAACCATTTTTTTCTTGTTGGTCTATAATAACTCTCACTTGGTGTTCCATGTGAATAGAAGACCTAGAAAAACCTTTACCTTCTTTCTTAAAATAATTATACAACTTATGTGTTATATCTACATCTTGCATACAATACTTTTGTAACTCAAAAGAGTAATTAGCAAATGATTTTATATCACCTTTAGGAAAATTAAATCTATCACCCCATGCTCTTAGTCCATGACCACCATCACGCAATGGATTAAATAGTTGTGATAATATTAATGTATCTAATACTTGTGAAGGTTTAATATTTGTACCTAGTAATCTATTTAATACAGGAGCATCAAAAGATAATCCATTATGCATTATATATTGGTCAATATTTTTAGACCAACTTTTAAATACATGCATATTACTTGGGTCAAATACTGTTGATACATTTGTTTCAATATTTTTTGCAACAATACAATTAACTACTGAAGCATCTATTTGGTCTGTTTCTATATCAAGTACGACTTTCATTTTCAACCTCTCCACACCAACTACATGCTTCTCCTTTACCTATCTCCATTTCACTTTGTTCTACTTCACAATAATGTTTCCACATTTCTGGTTCATCTTCTTGTTTATCTTTTGGTAAATATACCATGTGAAAAGCACCACAGTTAGGACAGGATAGATTTGTTTCCATACAATAATCCTCATCTTCATGGTCAATATCATGGTCTCCTCCCCATATTAATTCTGTATTACAATGCCAACATTTCATTAAAAGGGTACCTCCTCTTTATTATCTTCTGCATTATAGTCTACTTCATAAGGATTGTCAATCTCTTTCATGCGACCTGTCTCTTTATCATAATGTAAATGTGTAGCTATACCTGTATCTCCTGTATATCTATTCTTTAATATTCTTAGTGTTGTTGTGTTAGACTTTACTTCATCAGTATCTTGTTGATTTCTTTCTAATCCAATCACACCATCAGATAGATGAGCAATACTTGCACTACCACGTAAGTGTGAAAGTGTAATCTCTTTACCATCTTCATGACCTCTATCTCCTGCAGGTCTACGTAAATGTGATACTAATAACATACCAATACCTGTTTGTTCTACAAGACTTCTAAGCTTAGTCATTAATACATCAATAGATTTTCTCTCATCTCCTTCATCTTGTCCAGATACAAGGATAGATAAATGGTCTATAAAAATCCATTTACATTCTAATGCTTGTGCCATGTATCTTACTCGTGATAATATTTCATCATTATCTATAGAACCAAAATGGTCAAAGGCATGAAACCTATCTGTTCCAATAGTTTTATCAAACCATTCTAAGATTTGTTCTTCACTATAATTTTTACGAACTTCATTAATATATAATCTAGCATTAGCTTCTACTGACATAATATTAAATACTGTATTCTTTGTATTCTCCTCTAATGCTAATATACCTATATTGTGATTTGTATTTTTGAGTAAGTGATGCATCATCTCTCTCATGATAGAAGACTTACCCATACCTGCACCAGATGTAAATGTAATAAGTTCTCCTGTTCTCATACCATAAGTCTTATCGTTTAACTTATGCCAGGGATAAGGAACTGTCTCACAATAATCTTCTTCAAATAACTTTGAACGTAAGCTACTAAGATTTACAATACCTGCAGGTGTATAAGATTGTGCGTTCCACCATGCTTGTGAGAACTTTTCTCTCTTACC